TGCTTGCTTGCTTGCTTGCTTGCTTCTAGGTTATATTCCTTTGTTGTGTTTGTCAATTTTTAACCCCTTTATTTTATTGCAATAAAAAGAGTATCATCTTTCTATTGCATAAATTCCTAATCTAAATTCTGATGTTTCGCCTAATGGTATATAATTTATTTTACTCCCTAAGTCTCTTTTTAAATCTTTCCTTGACATGAAAAGAAGCAAATTTCCCGTGCTGTCTTTAGCTATAAGTAGAACTTCTCCTATCATCAACAATGGTGTATTAAGTAAAAACTTAGCACTAGCATAAAAATAATAGCCTGCTATAAGTTGGATAGAAAGCACCCAACCTAAACTTAATAGTAAGTTTGTTGAAAATAGAATTGTTGGAAATACTAACAAAAATAACAAGAACAAAGGTTTACTGCTTCTCCAAAATATATAGTTTTGATTTTGTAAATACACTTCCTTTGAGTTTATCCTCACACGTTTTCGATCCTCTGAAATTTTAAGTTTGACATAAAACAATGACAAAACAGAAATCACAAATAACACTATAAATATCAAAGCTAAAACTGTAGAAATATGAGTATTTATAAGCCCTAAATAAGCTAGAGAAATTATCAACAAACTAGGTATATACGCTATCGTAAAAGACGATAAGAAATAGGCTATCTTAAACTTTTTACTGATAAGGTTACTAAACATAATGCCCCCCTTTGGTATCTTAAACTTCTTTTACCTCAACTGCTCCCTTTATTCTGTTTCATCTGCTCTAACAAGCCTGATTGTTTTATAACCTTCATAATGTAGAATACCATTAGCAGGGATTGTAGTACCTGACAATACAATTTCGCCTGTTGGAGTTATATCCTTGACAACTTCAACTGTCATAGTACGACCAAGAACCCCCATTGTCTTTAATACTCCTACTCTATCTCCTGCTTTAAGTTCTTTAAGCCACCCTGTTCTTCGGTCTTTGGTTTTTGTCATGCTTCTTTTACCTCAACTACTCCTAAATCCACATAGTCTTTTAGCACTCTGTGATAACCGTCATTACCTAGTGAGATAATAATATCTCCTTTCTCGTCCACATACCCTTTTACCCAGATTTCAGACTTATTTTTATTTTCCATTTTAACTTACCTCTAGCATTTCTACCACTTTTTCGTATGGTGTCTCAGTCACAAAGGAGAAGGTAAACCGTTCTCCTGCGAACTTGATCTTTATTCCTGTTTCGCCATCATGCTTTTTCACTTCGTACATTTCAAGCGAACTCTTAGCAAATTCATTCTTGTAATTCCCAATCCGTACTGGCTCTTTTGTCTTGTCAGACTTCTTCTTACCTTTTTCATCTTCGCTTGCTACTACTTCGATAGTGTAGCTATCCTTTCCTGATAGCAAAGTAACAAGTTCTCCTTCTCTGGTTTTCCCTTTAAGCTCCATTATTGTTTCCTTCTTTCTTTTTTAGTTTCTTGTAGGAGTTCAGGCACTTTTTACATAGGTGCTTTTCCTCAACTTCTTCAATGTTGATAGTCTCATATTCTTTACTGTATTGACTGTATTTTTTACATAAAGACCAGTTTACAAGATTATCGTCACAAGTTGCAAAAGCGTGAGGTTTCGCATTGCCATGAATACAGCCTGTGTTATTGTTTTCTGCACTTACCATAGGCAACTGCCATACAATGTTATCTATTGAGCGTTCTTGTCCCATTTTTAAAACTTACTCCTTTTATCCATATTTCTTGAATTTTTTCAAGGCTTCTTCCTGCTCTTTAGTCTTGTTTTTTAATGAGTAAAACTTATAATAGATACATAGTTTTTGCCTATCGTTAAATTCATTGAAATGTTTGACAAGAAATTCTTCTGTGTCTTTTGTCATTTCCCCTTCAAAACTAGCATACTGAAAGCTAGTATCCCAAAAACAAACAACCCCATCAGGTTTATCATTATACCGTTTCCCTTTTTCAATATTTTGTTCCATTAAATATTTATACTTAGGTTTCTCTAACAACTCCCTTAATAATTCTGTATGCTTAGAATGTTTACAAGAATAAAATTCCCCATCTGGCATAAGCCACCCTGTATATCCCATACTTTACCTCGCTACTCCTTTTACAACTCCTTTGTCTCTGTTTTGTCAAGCTCTGCGACAACTATTCCAACTTCGTCATAGTTGCTTGCTACCTGACTGACTGCGTTTCTTGCCTGCTCCAGCGTTGAGAAAGAGCCGATAAGCTCTTTTTTCTTCAATCTTCCAAAGGCATTATAGACTGTTCCGATTGCGTTATATACCTTCATTTACTTTGTTTCTCCTTTTTCAATGATTCTCTCAATCTCTTGCAAGTCCTCTAGGCTCAGTTTCTTGTAAAGTTTTTGCTCCTGCAAACTGCAATTATCAATCCTGAATAGACTTATAAGTTTTGAAAACACCTTATCTTTAGCTACTTTTGCTTTTGCTTCGTTTTTGTCCGTCCAGATCACAAAGTTAGGCAGATAATCACTTACCTCAACCCCATTTTCGATAAGGTATTTATGATTAGATGTATCTGTTTCAATATATTTATTCCCTACTTTAGTTACAACTTCTTCCGTAATCTCTCCTGTCTCTAATATTGTTCTACCACCTTTATTTACACATTCTGCGTAAACTACTTGACCTACAAAAAAGTCTTTCTTTGTAAAGCGTTGTTCCATTCTATCTCCTACCCTTCTACTAGCTTGATCTTGCTACCGTCTGCAAGTTCAATTTCATCTTCGGTAGTTTGCAATAAGTCAACAAAAGCCAAGGCTTCGCTACTCATTCCATCTTCCAAATACCCTAGCCATGATTCAAACACATCTAGGTCATGTTCTTCTAAAAAGCTGTTCATTGCTTCTACTGTCGCTTCGTCAGTATCTACATACCAACGCTCGCTTTTCTTATCAAACGCCCCTTTGACTAGTAGTTCTACAACTGTTTCCTTGTCACTTTCTTCTGTACCAAGCAAATCAGCGTTTTCATAGATATTGCCTAAGACTTCAACTGCAACTCCAAAATCTTTAGCAAATAAGCCAAGATACTCAATATCTACTGTTTCAGCAAAATAATTTCTTTTTTCGTCCAATTCTACATAAAACCCAAGTAAATTATCCCTTTTGATAACTAAATTATCAGTATATGTTGAAATTACATCGCCCTCAAAAATTTCTACCCCTTTTTTATCAAATAAGCCTGTTGAGTGCATTAAAATAACTTTATCACTTGTTTCCCTAGATATAGCAATCCCATAGCCTGTATCTGTTGATTTTTTGTAGATTTTGCCATCTTCACTTACGAAAAAATCTTCCACAAACTCCGAAAAACGTTTATCCCACAATCTGAATTTACTCATTTTTATCCCTCTGTTCTTATTTATGTTTATATTATACACCTTTTATCTCTCTTTGTCAACTCTTTTTTATTATTTTTAGGTGTTTTTATCTTATCTTTTTGTGTTTTTGCAAAAAAGAAAACCCTCAAGGCTATCAGGGTGTCCTGATAAACCTCAAAGGTTATTCCTATCATTCGTTTGGTGGTTCTGGGAAGCTAGTCCAATAAATCACGTCATAATCATAATTTTCAAAACCAACCCCATTTCCATAGTCTATCCAAGTATCTGTAGTCACTCCTATTTCTGGAGTGTAAACCAACACTTCCTCGTCAACATCAGGTGTTACTCCTTCCCAAATACTTGACACATTATCCCCAAAATGTACTTTTTCTTCAGGAAGCAGTTTTCTCACTACAAGTTTATTCCATTCTGCTTTATTCATTTATTTTCTCCTTTCATTCTTCTAGCAACTCTGGATTTTCGTAGATATTTCCAATGACTTCCAACAGTTCACTTTTAGCAAATGGTGAGTCGAATGATATTGTCCCAAAGTTCTTGCCAAATTTTCGCCCTAACAAAAGACTGGCTTTTTCTTTGATTACAGTTTCAATCTGATATTCCCATTTTGCTTTAAAAAAAGGGCTTCTATATCGCTTTACTATATCTCCTTCAAAGATTTCTTTGTGATTTTTATCTAATAATCCTGTTGAAATTCCCAACGTTTCAGGTTCTACAGAACACCACTCTCCAATAGCGATATACTCGTTATTTGCTTCTACGACACCATTGATAATGTAAGACACTCCTTCATCTTCAATGAGATAGCCACGTTTCCACTCACCTTTACTTTCTTCGTGAGTAGAAATACCTCTAACCGTCAATTTCTTCATCTTATTTCCCCTTTTTCTAATCTTTCGTGTTATATCCATGATCACGATCTGTTGCATTGTACTCAGCTATGTATTTACTTTCTAGGTCTAGCAAATCCTTTTCTGAACCTTCTTCCAATACATCTATAACCTCATACGTCCAATCTGTAATCTTGCTATCCTTCATTGCTTCATGAAAATAACTACCTGACTGCGCTTTAAAGTGTTGAAACCATCTAAAAATAGGGTGGTTGACCGTCTTTCCAATATATACTCTCCCTGTTTGTTTATGGGTGATCTTGTAAATAAAGCCTACTACTTTGCTATTTTGGTAAGTTCTATCATCTTCCCTTAATCGGTTTTCATAGAACTGTTCCTCATGCTCCAAACAACAGAAATAATAGCCACTATAGTTATTATTTTTAAGGTCAATCCTATTGACTGGATTCTCTCCACAATACTGGCAAGGGATTTTTTCAGTCCAAAATTCTTCCCAATGGCTATCTAATTCATAGACATTGACATAGAATAATTCCCCATCTACCGTCCTCTGTGGTACTTTATCAAAGAAATACTCAGGGTAGTCTTTTTTCACTCTATCAAGCACATCACGTTTTGTAGCATAGTCAAAATATAACTTACGTTCTACTTGTTCTGAATAAAACTCCCCTTTATTATCTTTCCTGTGGTTTATCCGGACAAACCAATTTGTCATGTTTGATTTATTCTCCCCCTATCCATCATTGCTGTTACACTTATTTATATATTTTTCTAGGACGTGCTTGTAATCTTTTTCAGACGATTTGCTAGGTGGTATAACTAAAGATAGTGTATCCTCAATCCCATTCTCTGTTTCAATACGTTCTATCCCAAAGCTGTAAGCGTTTGAATTTTCAGGGTTATTTGATGGGATATTCAACTCTAAAAGTTTGTTTTCAAAATCTTCTTGATGATCTCCAAATTTCTTTCCTTGTTTCCAAAGTGCATAGTGTACTAATTCATGTTCTACTACTGGTTTAATAATTCCAAAATCATTAAACTTGATTACAGCATACAGGAAAGATTCATTTACCAAAATAGGTGACATAGGCTTTTCTGTAAACATAAGTTCTTTATAAAGTGCTATGCTCACAAACACCCCTGCTAACCTTCCATCATATTTTATTAAATAGAATTGACTATCCCATTCAACATCAGGAAAATTTCTATGTAAAAACTCTAATGCAAAGGAGTTTAACACAAGTTTTAAATCTTCCCATTTTTCCTCTGTTAAAACCCCTTCATTCACTTTATAGGTCGCAATCTTTTTGACTTTAAACTGTTTTCTTGCACTTAATATAGGCGCTTCAATTCTTTTTACTCTATAGTTTTCATAATTTCTATCAGGAAGCGTGTAATTAAGCAGAAGGAACAAATAACAGAAAATTATAATAGATACCCCTACAACTCTATGTTTCACATCATCACTTGACATCAAGACCAATGCAATGATATTTATTGTAACCATTATGATTCTTCTCATTATTGCCTTTTATCTCTTCCTTCCACAAATGCTAAACGTTCTGATATATTCTTATCAAATAATTTATCAGCTAGTTCTTCAATTTCTTTTTGTGTCATTTTGCGTTCGCTCATTGCAAAATCTAATGTTTCGCCTGCTAGTAGTAGGCTGTTTTGGAAAGACAAAAAGGATTCTAGTGGTACTGTACTCACTTCTTGTTCATCTAACCAATCAAACAAGCCCTTCAAGTCTGTCACGTCAACTCCTTCACTAGTCTTTTTATGTTCAACGCTCACACTAAAAATATCATAGTCTAGCGTGTATGTAATACTTTCCCCATTGTTCTTATAATCTTTTACTATCATGTTATCTTTCCCCTTTTTTCTACTCCTTTTAGCTTTCGATTTTGTACCCAAATTGGTGCATATTGGTAAGAGTTACAATAGCTTTATTTTTGTGACTTTGCGAAAACCATTCTTTGAAATTATCCCACTCACTTTCTTCCCAATTAACAAGATACTCCCAAATACTTTCATCAAAGTTGCCCTTGTGTTCTTCGTACCAATCAGCTACAAACCTTGGTACTGTAGGCTTTTGTGATTCTTCTAGTTTCAAAATATCGTCCCACAGCGTCTTAAATTTAATTGTAGTAGAGATATTCATGCCGATAGAGGGAAACTTACCTTCATATTTCTCAATCAATTCTTTTATATTCATTGTTCCCCACCTTTCTACTCCTCTCCGATTTCACACCACTCCATCAACTGTGAGCCGATTTCAGCCGATTGCAGAAAAAGATTAAGCAGTTCTTCTTTTCTTGTTTCCTTTGCATCCTCAATAAAGTCATCAGGAAAGCTATTCATCATCTCTTTTGCTGTTTTGAGAAGCCCACCAACCGACAATAAGATTTGACGTATATCTCCGTCAGCCATAACTCGACTTATTGTTTCGATTTCCTCGCCTTTCCTAATAGTCTCAACCATGATAAGAGTATGAGTGTTTTCTTCGCTTGGGTGAAGTAATCGTTCAGTTGTCTCTTTAATAGCTTGTAGCTTGGTAAGTTTAGCTACTCTATTTACGTCACGTTCATCTTGGTTCATAATGATACCCCTTTTTATTTTTATGTTTATATTATACACTCTT